GACGCAGATTTGACATTCTACACGCCAACGTCAGGAGATGAACTGTAATGGCTACAGCTTTGAGTATTATCAGCAAGGCACTTCGAGTACTTGGCGTTGTCGATAAAAACCAGCCTATAAACGAAGTTGACCGCAACTATGCTTTTGATTCTCTGAATTCAGTCACCGCATGGATTGCCACAGAGTACAGCCACCTGTGGCTTGAAGAATTATGTATTGCACTGTGCAAGAAGTCACAACCGGTTTATTCGATGGGCGCGGGAGCAACGTACATCACCAAGCAAGAGTGGCTTAAAACGCTGTCGCTTAGCGTTAACGCATTGACAGGCGCAACATCAGTCACGCTAAATACAGCTGCTGGTATTCAAGACGGCGATTCAATTGCCATTTTCGACAATAACAACAATTCGTTTTTCACAGTGGTAAACGGTGCGCCGGTTGGTAATGTCGTTACGCTGCAATCACCACTGCCGTTTGACGCAAATTCTGGAAATTTAGTTTACTCGTTTTTTGACGTAGCGGAGCGCTCGCTTCGTATCCGCAATGCGCAGTTTGCCGACAAAATCACAAACTCGGAAATTCCGATTCAGCAATTCAGCCGCGATACTTACATGGATCAGCCTGTTAAGCTGACGACCGGCTCATGTAGCAACTTCTACTACGACCCGCAAATTCCAGTCGGCAAGCTGTACCTGTGGCCGACGCCTTATTCAGACACTAACGTCGTGCGGTTCACGTCACAGAGACCTTTTATCGTCAACGAAACCAATCTTGATGAAGTTGATTTTCCGGCTGAATGGCATTTACCGCTGGCTTATTTGCTGGCTGTATCGCTCGCCGACGAATACATGGTTGACCCTGTGCGGCAGGCGTCGATTAAATCAAAAGCAGACGAGTATTTAGCGTCGGCGCTTGCGTTTGACAATGATGGAATGGGTGTCAAGATTGAGATTGATATGGGGGCTTACTAATGCCTTACTTGCCTATCAATTCAGGTTGGTACGAATCACCGATTAAGCCGATTGCCAGCCAAGAGCTGGTCAACTGGTACGTTTATATTCCAGAGACTAACGCGCTGACAGAATCGCAGTGGCTACCGACACCCGGATTAGTTCAGCTATTTAACACCGGAGATGACGAACCGAACCGCGGTGGTATTGTGGTTGATGGTATCCCGTATTTTGTCAACGGCAAAAAGCTTTACCGGTTAAACCGCACGTTTGATGCGCTTGATAACGAAATCCTCAGCGTCACAGAGCTTGGTGCAATTGATGGCGTTGGTTTGGTTTCTATTGATACCAATGGAGATCAAATCTGTATTGTCGTTCCGGAGCTTTACGGCTACGTGTACACCATTGCCACAAGCACGCTGACGCAAATCACCAGCGCTGCGTATAACGACTTGGGGCCGTCAATCAAGGTAAAGTATATTGACGGGTACTTTGTTCACGTATCGAAGGATCAGCGCACAGCGTTTAACTCAGAGCTGAACGACGGTCTGACGTATGACGGGTTGAACTTCACCGAAGCAGAATCAGATCCTGACGGCCTAGTGTCAGAGCATACGTTCGGCGGCAAGCTGTTTTTGATGGGGCAAACCACAACTGAGGTTTATGTTAATTCAGGCGGACTGCAGTTCCCGTTCCAGCGCTCATACGTGATTAACGTGGGCTGCATTGCGAAATACTCAGTCGCTAACTTCGGCACCACTTTTGCGTTTTTAGGGCAGGATGTTGGCGGACAACCATCAGTTTACGTATTCGACGGTAACGGCTTTTCGCGTATCAGCAACGGCGCGATTGACGCTGTATTGCAACGCTTGGAACCTGAAGAAATACAAAACGCTTTTGCGCTGTCGTATTCACAGGATGGCGCTATTTTCTGGTGCCTGAATCTGCAGTCCCGCTCGTTTGTTTACGACGCTTTAGCATCACGAATCAAAGGCTCACCGGTATGGCATGAACGCAAATCGTTTGGACTGGACAACAAAAAGCGGTGGCGCGTCAACTGCATTTGTCAGGCTTATGGTCGCTATATCGTCGGCGATTCCGAAGGCGGTATCCTTGGTGACATGAAAACCACCTATTCAGATGAATACGGCAATAACATTCGCCGTACTGGTGTTGCTGGTCCGTTTAAGGATGCGGCTGGCCCGTTATTCTGGCGAAAGATTGAAGCGTTGGTGAATCCGGGTCAAGGCAACAACCAAACGCCAGAGCCGAAAATCAGAATGTCTTATTCCGACGACGGCGGTTATACGTGGTCATACGAAGTCGAGCGCAGCATAGGTGCTGTCGGACAATATAACAGACAAGTGACGTGGTATTCGCTTGGTCGAAGTTTAAACTCTCGCATGTTTAAATTCGAAATGTCTGAAAAAGTGCAATGCGCCATGATTGGCTTGGTTGGTGAGTATGTCAAATAAACGCACCGTTACACCAAATCGCAACAACGCATATACGTTCCCAGACGGCAAGCCGCGCGACGAGTTTTATAACTGGATGCAAAACGTAACGATTCAAATAAACGGCATTGAAGGTGAGGGCTCGCCGGTTGGCGTTATTGATGCTGTCAGACTTACAATGTACGTCAATATTTTGACGAATGACATTTGGATTAAACGCACGCCGCTTGGAGACAATACCGGATGGCAACTATTGTAGCCCGCAGAACATATGACGTTGACGAAATTTTGTCAGTGCTTAAGCATCCTGATATACTAAAAACCATTGCAGAAGATAATAGTCAAAATTTTGACATCGACGTATCAGCAGAATGCTTTATCGCGGCTGACCTTGACGGCGAATTATCAGCTCTGTTTATTTTCAGTAAGACGGGTGCGGTGGTTTTTGACATTCACGCGCACGTACTACCAGCCAAGAGACCGCACTCCAGAGACTTAGGCGTAGCAATACTTAAATACTTTTTTAAGTGCTACCCGTGGGCTGAAAAACTCAACGCATTAATTCCTGTTTGCTATCCGAATGTTGTCCGCTATGCGGAATCTTTTGGTTTCAAACTTGAGGGCGTAAACCGCAAAAGCTACGTTCACCCTGACGGCGTAATCGACCAGCTATATCTTGGTGCAACACAAGACGAGGTTTTAAATGGGCTTTATTAAAGATACGTTTTTTGGCGGTGCCGAGAAGAAAGCCGCACAGAATCAGGTTGACGCAGCAAGAGAAGCGCAACAGATTAGCCGCCAATACTATGACGACGCCCGTAAGTCCATCATGGATTTAATGGGGCCGTCGTACAGCAACATCATGAACGCCTATCAAGGCGCGTCACAGCTAATTGGGCAAGGCAAGCTGAATGCTTCTGACATCTTGCGGCAATCCTTCCAAAACTCAAACCAAATTATTCAAAGCGGTAACGACGCTGCAATCAATGCTATCCTCGGAGGTCCATCACAAATGCAACTACCACAGCAAGCTCAGGGTTTTGGATTACCGCCACAGCGCATGATGCAGTCGCAGCCAACCAACTTAGCTGGTATGCCGTCAGGGCTTCGTGCGCTTGCACCACAAAACCAGCAGTTCAATAACACGCCGCAAATTGCCGTCGAGAATCCAAATATGGTTGGCGGTATTGCATCAAATATTCAGGGCTTGAACCAGCCGACGATGCAGCCGCAAGCGCCAACAATTCAGCAACCACCGACAGCCGGTATCGGTTTGGGCGGCGCTGAGCAAGCAATCGGTCAAGGCGTGCAAAACCAGCTTGGCGCGTTACGTCAAGGGTATGGTGGTGCAGAGCAGGCTTTGAATCAGTATGGCGCGCAAGCAATTGGCGCTGCAAACCAAGGGCTTGGTCAGGGTCTTGGCATGCTCAATAATACAATGGGCATGGTTGGCAGCTCTATCAACCAAGGCATTAACGCGCTACAGCAGGGCGAAAACCGCGCACTGGGTCGAATTGACCAATTCACAGGTCAGGCCGTTAACACGCTGAATCCATACGCACAAACCGGTCAACAGGCTTTGAATCAAGAAGCAGCTTTATCCGGAGCGCTCGGCGGTGAAGCACAGCAGCAGGCTATCAATCAGTTTATGGAATCTCCAGCGCAAAAGTTTTTGCGCGAACAAGGAGAGAAAGCCGTATTGCGACAAGCATCAGCGACAGGCGGATTGCGTGGCGGCTCTACGTTGGCTGCATTGCAAGAGCGCGGCATTGGATTAGCAGCTCAAAACCAGCAGCAACAACTTGAAAACTTGCGCTCACTCGCTGGTAGAGGTCAGGATGCAGCAACAAATCAGGCGGGATTCCAGCAGCAGGCAGGTACCGCAGGCGCAGGCATCACAGCAAACCTTGCTGGTCAGCAGGCAGGCTTGTACGGTCAGCAAGCAGGGCTGCAGGGGCAGCTTGGCAGCATGGGTGCGCAAATGGCTAATCAAGGCGGTCAATTCGCAGGCAATACACTGAACCAGCTTGGACAGCAAATCGGTGGATTACGCGCAGGTGCAGGCGAAAACATGGCTAACGTGTTTGGCAATCAGGCAGGCGCATTATCAGGTTTACGCTCACAGGCAGGCAGAGACGTCGCAAACCAGATGAACCAGCAGGCCGGTGCGCTGTCAGGCAATCAGCTGAATCTGGGCAATCTACTGGCTAACTTAGATACCGGCACAGCCGCGCAGCTGGCTGAACTGCTAACCGGCGGCGCGACAACCGGCGCAAATGCAAACGCAAACATGGCACAACTGCTGGCTAATTTAGCTACAGGCCAAGGCTCGCAGTTAGCAAACCTGCAAACTCAGATTGGCAATGCGCAAGCGGCCGGCAGGGTTGGTCAGTCAGGGGCAGTTCGTGACACGGCTGGTACAATTGCTCAGTTAGCCGCTATGTTCTCCGACCAACGCCTAAAAGACAACATCACCAAGCTGGTTGATGGCGCTGTAAACATCTACGCTTGGACGTGGAAACACATCAGCGAAATCCCAGAAAACATGCGAGGCGTAATGGCAGTCGGCGTTATCGCTCAAGAAGTTCAGCAGCAATATCCAGAATGTGTACATGACGTGGGCGGCTATTTAGCGGTAGACTATAGCAAACTAGCTAACGAGGTATCGCAATGATTGATGCACGTATCCCTATGACGGGGCGCACGTTTGAAAGCGGTTTGCGCTCAGGTCAGATGATTGGCAATGCCATCATGCAAAACCGCTCCACAAGCGCACTACAAGAGACCCAAGCTCGAATCAATGCCGGCGAGGACGCCAACACTGTTATGCAGCAGTTGATGGCGCAAAACCCACAAGCAGCACAACAGCTGATGAACATGCAACAGGGCAACCTGCAGCTGCAGGCTCAACAACAGGAAATGGAGCAGCTTAAAAAGAAGTACGGCATGCAGTCGCTGCAAATGTCTGCCCTGCCACTGCTCGGCGCAGTCATGCAAGACGACCCGGTCATTCAAGACAAGCTGATTGATGAAGCTTCAGCGCCGTTCAAAGGTCAGTCAGATGGTGTGTTTGAAACGCTGCAGCAGGTAAAAGGCTTGCAAGGCAAGCAGCGCGTTGATGCGCTTACAGGTATCGTAAAGACGTTGCGGCAGGCTGGGATTTATCCGGATGATCCAAACGAGCTTAACACTCAACAGCCAGCAGCTATTCGAGAATTTGAATACTTCAAAGGATTATCACCTGACCAGCAGCAACAATTCGGTCTAGCTCGCGGATACATTCAATCAGGCAGAGAAGAAAGCCGCACACCACAAGAGCGCAACTACGACCGATACCAACAGCTACTGAGGGAAGAAAAAACAGAAGAAGCAAAAGCCTTTGGGATGAGCGCTGGTATTATCTCAAAAGAAGGGCAGTCACTTTCCTCAAACTCAGAAAAACGCCTTGCCGAATTCAACGATGCTGCTGTCGGTGCAGGTCGTCAAGCGTCTAAATACGAGCTGCTTGCATCCGATTTTGAAAAGGCAGATATGAGCGGCGGTCTGTTTGGTAGTGGTGGTACATGGTCCGAGGCGGTCAAGGATATTTCAGGTAATCAGGATGAAATCACAGAACTTCGCAGAGAGTTCAACAAGATTCGCGCATCCGAAGTGGTCAACAACTTGCCACCTGGCGCAGCGTCAGACGCCGACATTGCGCTTGCTTTATCTGGATTTCCGACGGACAAAGCCAACTCAACGCAAGTTGCGTCCTTTTTGCGCGGTATTGCAAAGCTGAAGAAATTCGAAGAACAGTACAACACATTCAAAGCAAACTACCTAAGCGAGCGCGGGACCGAACGAGGCATGCTGGAAGCGTGGAAAAATCGCGGTACAGAGGCGACGCAACCAACTGAGCAACCAGACCAGCAGCCAACCACGCAACCAAAAACATCAAACATTGGTCGCTTTAAAATCGAGGTCGAATAATGCCAACATACAAGGTTACAGACCCGCAAACTGGACGAACAGTAAAACTTACTGGCGATTCTCCACCAACAGAGCAAGAGCTTGAGCAGATTTTCGCACAACTGAAGCAGCCTGTTGTTGAAAAAGAAAAAACACTGCCAGAAACACTCGGCGGCATCGGCGAAACAGCCCTAACAATGGCAACCGGCGCAGTGGCTGAACCATTGGCTGGGTTGGCTGGGTTGGCGTCACTGCCATTTAAAGGCTCAGAAGCTGGCGGCGTTGTTGATACTGTGCGAAATGCTTTGACTTATCAGCCGAAAACAGAGGCGGGTCAGGAGTACTTGCAAAATGTTGCAAACGCTCCGGTTATAAAGCAAATCGGCGAGGGGATGCAGTTTGCCAGTAAGGGGCTTGGTGATGTGGCTTATGATGTCACCGGCAGTCCTGCAGCCGCCGCCATCGCTTCCGCTATACCAGAGGCTGCAATGCAATCAATCGGTTATAGAGCGCCAACAAGCGCGGCTGGTCGGTTAACGTCAAAGGCTGACGACTTAGCGCTAAAAGCGCAAGGCATGATTGATAATACAGCAGACGCGCAGCAAGCAGCTAAAGCAATACAGGGCGGCGACATCGCAAAAGTTGCTGATGTGGTAAATCCAGACCCGTCGTTTTACGCAGCAACAAAGAAACTAGGCGTAACGTCGGAGCCGCTACCATCTTTCGGCTCAACGAATCCAGAATATCGCGGTGTAGAAATGGGACTGTCTGCAATACCAGGCTCGCCAATCGCCGCGCAAGGGCTGCAGTTTACACAGGAGCTTGCCAAAAAAGCCGATGACATCATCAGCGAGTTTGGTGGCAACCTCGATAAACCAGAAGTATCAAATCAGTTCAGAAACAAAATGAATTCGACCATCTCAAAGATGGAAGATGAAGCATCAAACGCATACAAGGCAATCGGTGAAAGGCTTGATAAAAAATCTGCCGCACAACCTGTAAAAACAATGCAGTTTATTCAGGATGAGTACGCAGACTTAGCTTTAGGTCTTGATGATCCAGACGTGCCAACTATCGTCAAAGACGTCATGAAATCTCTATCTCCACGGCAAAAAGTTTTGGATGACGGCACGGTTACACAAGTACCTGCGACTTACGCCAACATGGATAAGACCAGAAAGCAAATCGGTGCAGCTCTGTACAAAAAGGAAGGCCAGTTTAAAGACGCTGACAGCGCCCTGCTTGGTCGGCTGTATGCCAACATCACCGAAGATATGGACGCAATGGCAGAGGCGCAAGGACTGTCAAACGAGGTGAAACAAGCAAAAACCATTGTTGCTCAACGCAAAGGTATAGAGCAAAAAATGCAGGATTTGCTAGGCAAAGACTTGAGCAAGGACGTCGTACCAGAAGTTGAATCCGCACTAACAAGACTGAAGTCCGGAAAAATTGAAGATTTCCGGCGCACAATGCAGCTTATTCCTGCAGAAGATAGACAGTCCGTGCTGATGACGTCACTCAATAAAGCCTTTAGAGGAAGCGCTCAAGGCGCTGACAGGTTCGACGCAACACAGTACACAAAATGGCACGCTGACACATTACGCAATCCGTCTGTGAGAAAAGAGTTTGCCAAATACTTGCCAGAGGGTGCGCTTGAGAAAATGGATGCAATGAACGTTATTGCCAACGGAATTTCAACAGCACTAAAAGACAAAAAGCCAACCGGCGTCGTCAATGCAATGTTTAACGAAAAATCAGGCATCATGAGAAACCTAGCAGGGAAAGCTGCGGGCATGGCTGCAAACGTAGCAACAAAAGGATTGGCTGGAGGTGTAGTGCAAGACATTATCACGGCAAGCACAAACCAAGCAAAAGCTGCTGGCGACCTATTATCAGACCCTGCTTTGGCTCAGGCAATTCGCCAAGGCGTTGAAGCTGGGTACGTTAGCGGCAGGGCTAAAGCGGCACGACTTGACGCTGCAAACAAATTGCTTGAACGCAGCAAGAAATACCAAAAATGGGCCAGCACACTGAGCGATACAGATAAAGCTAAACTTTCGTCTGTTGGTGCTGTAAACTTTATTCTTGAAGCCTCAGAGCAAGAGGAAAAATAATGCCACGTTTCATACCACCACAATATCAGTTTTTAGATAGTCTCGGCGTGCCGCTATCTGGGGGCAGGCTTTACTTTTACGAGACAAGCACATCAACGCTGAAAGATGTTTATCTTGACGATGATTTCCAAACTGTAGGACCAAACCCAGTACCGCTTGACGCTGGCGGTTTTCTGTCTGTTGATGTTTTCACAGACGGCGCTTACAAAGAGGTTTTGCGAGATTCGCTCGGTAATTTGATTTGGGAGAAAGACCCTGCGGGCGCTGACGGCACCGGCAGTCGAAATGCTTTCACCGTTTGGCAGGCTGGCGTTACCTACCAGATAAATAACGTTGTTACAGGCTCTGACGGTAATTACTACAAATCGCTGATTAACGGCAACCTTAACAACAACCCGACCAGCTCGCCGTCGTCATGGGAGCGAGTGTCGTTTATTGGATTCTACAACGCGACAATCACTTATCCGGTAGGCGTTGTCATTCAGGATTTAACCGGCAGGCTGTGGCGCTCAAAACAAGCTGCCAACATAGGCAACACACCGCAGATGGATTCCGCATGGTGGGAGCCTGCTGTCGATAACAAATGGATTTACAAAACAGCATCTTTTACCGGACTTGCAAACCAGTCTTATCAGGTGTCTGCAACAGGCGCGGCGGTTGATGTTACGCTACCCGTGCTTGCGCAAAACGAAACGCTTGTTGTGCATAACAACACAAATTCGACACAAGTTGTTAGCGTGCTGCTTGGCTCTTTTTCAGCTACAGGCTCTCGCGGTTCCGCAGCTACTGGTGACAGCATAGTCATTCCGGTCGGCAGAACACTAGTTGCTGTTTGTCGGGCAGCAAATTTATTGGAGGTATTATAATGGCTGCAGTGTCATTAAACGCTATTGTAGGCGGTAGCGTTGTGGTTAAAAAATCCATCGTTATCAACACGAGTCAAAACTGGACAGCGCCGTTAAACCTTGCGGGTAACACAGTTTGGATTACTGGGTGTGGCGGTGGAGGTAGTGGAGCTGAAAATGTCAACATTTCCGGCAATGACGCTTACGGCGGATTTGGCGGCTGCTTTGTTGAAAAAGTGCCGGTTATTGTCACAGCCGGTGCAACCTACGCAGTCACAATTGGCGCTGGGGGCGCTGGCGTAACCACAGGTGACGGCCAGAGCGGAGGAGATACAACTTTTGGCGCTTTACTGACAATTAAAGGTGGAAGTGGCGGTGAAGATTTAAACACATCTGACGTTAACGCTATGCAGCGACTTTCGCAAAAAATAGGTGTGAGACCGGCAATCATAGGTTTTGGAGCATCTCCATACTTACCAATTCAAATTGCCGAATCAATTAACGGAAATGTTTGTGGCGCATCAGTTTTTGCCACAGGCGGCGGCACCGGCAAAGCTTCAGGCGGTGCTGCTGGATACTTCGGCAATGGTGCAAACAGCGCTGCATCAAGTAGCTCTACTAACGCCCCTGCTGCTCCAGCAAACTCAGGAGCGGGTGGCGGTTGCGTTTACGGCGCTTCTGTATCAACTTCCGGCGCTGGCGGTTCTGGTCGTCTGATTATCGAATGGGAGGAATTTTTATGATTAAGCGTTACGCGATTGTTGTTGATTTTGTTGTTGTAAATATCGCTGTCGCCGAATATCCGATTGCGCAGAACTGGATTGAATCGGACGTTGCTGGCATCGGTTGGTCTTATGTAAACGGCGTATTCTCGCCACCAAATGCCGAGGTGAAAGAATGAACGGTGTATTGCCATTTAAAGAAGATTTCGGTTTTAAGATTGACGGTAAACAATTCCATGTCGGTGCGTGGGGCAGCTCGGTAGAGGACTTGATTAACGTAGCATTAGTTGCTGAAAAGACAGCGGGAGGCGGAGTTTATACAGGTGCAGGAGCTGTCAACACTTGGGAGTTCGTTTCTCTGTTTGACGGCGCACTGTGGCGCATTCAAAACCCAAACAAAACCAGTGAACAAATGATGTCAGCGTTTGTTGCTGAAGCAAACGCAAAGCTCGCTACTTACATTGGCGGCAGTGGTGGTGTACCGCCAATGCCAAATGACATTGTTTTAGCGTTGCAGTGGTTTTGCAAATATAAGCTATCTTTTCGTCATGAAACTAATCAAATCGTTTTGGGGTAAGTGATGAACTATACCACCGCCAAATACCAATTTACAGAATGGCTGCTTGAGTGGGGTTTGCACTCTGACGCAGCAGTCGAACTGCTACTGATGATTTGCGCCCATGAATCGCTAGGCGGCAAACATCGTCGGCAGTTTGGCGGTGGACCAGCGCTTGGTATTTTCCAGATTGAACCGCCGACGCACAATTCAGTTTGGGACCACAGCGACAGCATCCGCGCACGCGCCAAGCGCTACGGCATTATCGAGGACGTGCGCAAGCTTGAATTCGATGATAAATACAGCGTTTGGGTGGCGCGTCACTATTTGCTGATGGATAAAAACCCGATACCGAAAACGCCTGAGCAGATGGCACAATACTGCAAGTCGTATTGGAACCGGACCGGTAAAGCAACGCCGGAGAAATACCTGGCGGATTGGGAAGCGTGGAAAAATGGACGCCTTTAAAGCGGTTTTCGGGTTCATGTGGACACAGCCGCTGCATGTAACATTGAGGCAAATGCGTATTGTGCAGATAGCGTTGATTATCAGCTCGCAGATGCTGTTGTGGCGGATTGTTGACAATCTAAAGACGTTAGACCCTGCGCAGTCTGCGATGGCGCATGGCGCAATAGCTGCTGCGTTAATCGCGCAGATTTGGGCGTCAATCGCAGGTATGCACAAAGGAAACGCGAAAGATGATGACTAACTTATACATCGCCGCCGGTATCGCTGTTGTTGCTGCGCTTGGCGGCTATAAAGTCGCTGATTGGCAATGGTCGGCAAAGTGGTCAGCGCACATGCAAGCGGATGCTGAAGCAAATGCAAAGGCTGCGGCTGATGCACTAGCCAAGCAACAGGCACTAAACAACGAATTAGAGGGCGCTTATGCAAAAGCAAAACAGATGCAAGACAATTTCAACGCTGAGCGTGTTGCTGCTAATGATGTGGCTAACCGGCTGCGCCAACAACTCGACAGAATTAAAGCCATGCCCACAGGTGGCAATTCCACCGCTATCAGTGAGCGCGCAGCCGCCGCAACAGATGCAAGAGTGCTTGCCGAGCTGCTTGCACAGTCTGACCGGCTGGCGGGAGTCTACGCTGAGCAAGCTGGAATAAATCTGCAATCGGCGGTAAACTGTGCTAATGAATATAATGCTGTGAGGCTGTCAAAATGACACAAAGACTACGCGACAACACTCCAACGCCGTTGTCAACTAAACAAAATATGATTAACCAGCGCCGTTACGCGCAACGTTTGAGGGATAAATAATGCCTACTAATCCACGCTTTAACGGCAAGAATCACAGCCAGTTGCCGGACTTAATCTCGGATACCATGTACCTGAAAGACCTTCCTCAAACATCTGACGCCCCAACCGGTTACGGTAACGTCGCGGCGGTGGTGAATGGGTTGGTTGGTGTTTATAGAAACACAGGATGCGTCAAAGTTGGCGGTGCAATAGCAACCTCTGGGAATAAGAACAGAACCTTCCAGTGTACTTTCATGCTAAGACGTAAACCAGCTAGGGTGCGTGTTCATATACTCAATGCAAATGCTACAGCTATAACTGGTGTTGCTGCGGCGCTCGCGCCAAGCGCTAATCAGGCAACATGGTACGAACCAAGCGGCGGCGCATCAGCATTCAAAAGCCTTACTTTTTCAACCACAACCATAGCTGCCGGAAAAGTTTACACCGGAGGGCAAAACGTGGTTACATCAGAAATTGTTAGTAACTGGATTAACCCAAGCGCAATCGAAAGAAATGACGGCGGTAGTGGTTATATTTTTATGCTGCGCGTTTACTCAGACTCTGTTGAAAACGGCTCAAGAATGTATCTTGGACAAGGCGGTCCGACATCGGACTTCCAGAAGTATGAAGCCAGATGCGGGTACGCTCAAAACGTTGGAAATCTGACAACAACATCGTCTGTTTTTATAGAGGATTCCGTAAGCTGTCCCGCTTTTTTCCTTGATGTCGAGTACGAAGAGCCGGTGGCGAGCATTGCAATTGTAGGCGATTCGATTATGCAAGGGGCAAACGCAGATCCAGGTGTCGGTTCAGCTGCTTATGGTGCCGCTTTCCAAGCTCTGAAATCCTTAGCAGCTGAAGGGAAATCTGTCCAGTTATTTAACGCTGGCTGGGCAGGCGCTTCAACAAGCAATGGATCTAGCGGAGGTTTCCCTGATGTGATAGGCGGGTATCTTGGTCAGTTTATGGAATGGGTAAATAGTGGCGCAAAACCAACAATCGCCGCTTTCTGTCCTTGGTCAGTTAACAACAGCTCAGCTTATCAACCGGCACAGCTAAACAGTGTAAAGCTGGCCATTGGTGTTTTTATTTCGCTGTGCGAACAGTATAGAATTATTCCAGCATTAGTGACACCTGCGCCAAGAAATGGCATTACACAAGCTGAAGAAACAGCGCGTCGCGCTGTGGTGCAGTACATTAAAGATTATTGTGCAAGCTACAATATCATCTTGATAGATAGAGACGCAATATATACAGACTACTCATCAGCAACTGGCGGTTACAAATTACCGGAGTGGTGTATTGACAATATCCACCCGAATCAACTTGGTCATGAGGTTGAGTCTTTGGAGTGGGTTTCAGTCCTGAAGAATATTCTATAAACAAAAACCCCGCCACAGCGGGGCTCACTTCAACTTACAGCGGTGGTAACTAACCACCGCAACACTAACGCCTAACCGCTGTGCGACAATGGTCATGGATAGACCGGAGTCGCATAGCTGGTGTAGGCGTTTTAACTTCTCCGGCGACATCATATCGCGCCACGCAATGCTTGCAGGTTGGCTTCTGACATATCGGCAAGATACGTTGCAACCAATGCGCGTAGCTCGCTGATTTTAACCAGACTACCGCCCCAATGTTCACGCGCTGTACCTACGCCAACACCCATCAGTTCAGCAACCTGGCGAGGCGTGATTTCTGGATTACCTTCGCGCAGTTCAGCGATGCGGCGTTTGTAGTAGGCGCGTTGGGCTTGCATTCGACTAAAGCCGGATGCTCGAAGTTTTACCTTTAAACTGTTATAGCTGACACCTAAAGCGCTAGCGACAGACTGCACGGTTAAATCGCTTTTACTTAGAATGTCGATTGCTTCATTTATTGTTTTTTGGTTCATTGTTTGTTTCGCTTATTAGTTTCATAGCCTCGAAGATACGCCTTCTGTCATATCCAAGCGCCCTAATCTCTTCCTTTGTTTTCCCATCTAGAAGCAAGGATAAAACCTCCTTTCCTTTGTTTGTAGTCTTAATGCCTAGCCTGCTTCTAAGATTAGATATGGTTGATACGTGAATGTTATTCTTGTGTTGCAAGCGCTCAACCATCCTTGAAAGCCTTTCGTTTTCATTCTGCGACTTTCCCAGCTCAGACTTTGACTTGTCAAGCTCTCGAACAGCTGACGACAACTGAGCGCGCAACTCAGAAACAACCGCTTCTAGATGCTCAACTTCCATCAGCAGTGTTTCTTTCGTTGCGTTTTCAATGTAGAACTGTTTCAGGCTCATTCATCAACCTCCGGCAGCCGTGTAGCAACAAACAGCACGTATGCAATCACGCCAAACACAATCACACAGGCGAGTATGATGGCGATTGTTAGCCATAAGGGTTCCCAAGTCATGATGTCCCTCCTTGGCGGATGAGGTTAACCCCTTTCACATAAACCTCATATAACGACGCAAGCCGAGCAACTTCATCATCTGAAAAATTTCGTTTTGCACCAGCTGCCGTGCGTCTTTTCCATCCGGCAATAAAACCATCCTTTCCAGCCTCTGCAAGCACTTCTGCTAGGCATGCAGATGGCGTTGCGTCATATGCGTTAAGCAATAACTGACTGTCATCAAGCGCAAAGTAACGGTCTATTGCTTCTTTTAAAACCTCAACCTGTGCTTGCAATGCGCGATAATCGTCACGTGTTACAATCTTCCCGTCAATCATCATTGCGCTGGCCGCTTCAACCATACCAAGCCGCTCAGAAGTATTACCAATTCTGTCTGTGCTCATAATCTCCCCTCCAATCTCTCTGCGTGCTTTATCAAGTCAGCAACCTCATTACTAGGCGCTTGCCGTGCGTTACTCGCCATGCTCCGCCCGTAGTCGTAGTGATAACCTGCCTGCTCGCACAGGTCGCACAGACGCGCATACAGCGCATCTTTGGTGCGGCAGCAGGCTAGTTCGTTTTTGGCTTGGGTGAGGATGTTCATGATGCCGCCACCTCAAAACAAAGCCAAATAACAGCAACCCAACCGATAGCAGCAACCACAGCCCAAATAATTACCGCGCCAGTGCAATCGTCATGCTCTACCGGTTGGTCTGTGCGGCGGTTGTAGTCGATTTGTTGCAGTGGTCTGTACTTCATAACTTCCTTGCTCCGTTTTCTCATATCTACCTCGATTCTGAGGCGTACTGCTTAATCGCCGTTGTTATTTGCCGTAAACCGCTGTAGTCAGCAGCTCTTTTACAAAGTTCAGGTTATCAACTGTCAGCTCGCCGTTGCATGCTGTGTTGAACTCTTGGCTAAACGTAAAGCTGTTGAACCCGCTGGTAAACACCGCGTGATGGCCTTGGCAGTTGCTGATATAACACAACTCAGAAATCTCACCAATCAGCTTGCGGATTTGCGGATTAACGCCAGCCTCCGCTTCGATGGTTTTGCGGCGCTTGGTCTCTGCGTTCCACTTGCTTACGGCGGCTGTCGTTACGCCGTGGTGTAGGGCTAGTTGTTTTTGTAGCATGTTGTTCTCCTCACCCGCGATTTTGAGCAGCCAGCATGCGCAGGTATTCGTTATCAGTTAAGATTTTTACCAGCTTGTCGCTGGCGTTTTGCAGGATGCCGATTTCGTCATGGTAGAAGTAATTCACAACATCACCAGCTTTCGGCTGCTCATTAAAAAACACAGTGCCGACACGCCCGCTTTCAGTTAACGCTACAGCAAATAAATCGCCCATTTTCTCTCTCCGTTGTTGTCATCAGCAGCCCCGCGCCGCTGTATGAGTTAACTATACTCTAGTTAACTTAGGTTGCAAGGTTATTTTTGCTGGTTGGACCAGTGCCACCACCTCAAACGCCTCAACACCAAACCGCTCCAACACAGCCGCCGGTACTTCTTCTGGCGGTGTGGTGGTTATTCAAACATATCAATCTGGTCAGCAGCAAACGCCTCGCATGATTCTGTGCATCCGCCAGATTCTTTGCGCTTCATGCTGCGGATGGTGTCGTATATCTCATCTCTGCTGTGCAGCGCGAACTTGGCAATGATTGATTCCATGCTGTTATGATTGCGGTACATAACACCTTTCTGAACATGCTGAATGTACTTTTCAGGAAAAAGACCGCCGTAATCTTTCTCTTTCGGTTGATTCAGTCTGTCAGTCGCATTTTCTATAGCTCGCATCCACTCCATTGCAAGCTCCGGCTCATCTCTGGCCGCAAGCGCAAGCTTGTTGATTGATTTCTTGATGCAGAAAACACAATTGCCTAAATGCTCCTGAATCTCTAAATCAAATGGCATTCCCTGCCAAAAGTCTAAAACATCGTCTTTTTCGAAATCAGTGATTTCTGCCATATACCGCAAATCTGGGCGCTTACCGATTTTAAGTCGTGCTGGCTCATCTGCACGGATGCCAAGCCAAGTTACATAATTGCCTTTGCCGTATTTATCATTACAGTATTTGTCGTGCGTTTCTTCCTTCATTCTGCTGGTACACCACGCACCCATAACGGTTGGTAGTCCGTACTTTCTTATTAGCTGTGCAAAAGAGCCGTTTTTCATGTCGAATCGCAATTCATCAACGGTGATTATGTCGTATGTACTACCTTGACCAACTGGCTGATTGAAGTCACCACGAACGCAAGTAAGCTCAATACCAAAATATTCAACGCATTTCTTAATGAACTTATAGGTCTTTGGATGCTCTGCGTTGGTCTCGTTAAAAATATACTCAACAGAACCATGCCATTCGCCAGATTTGCGCATTTGCTCAATGAGGTAAACAAGATAGGCGGAAGTTCTTCCGCCTGAAAAGTTAACGACGTGGTTCATTCTTTATCTCCAAGCTGCATATAAACAGTTTCATCAGAATGGACAACTGAGCAGCTCAGCTGATGGGAAGCTATGAGCAAATTCAAAGCAAGCGACTCCGCTTTTTGTTTTATCTGCTCGACGTCTGACGGGAATCGCGGGTAGTTAATAAATTTAACGCGAAAACCAGCTTGCGCCCCGCCATAAAACACAAAGTCAACAGGCTCAATAGTGACACATGACGGATTTTTCTTGCAGAACTCTGCGCATACGTCTTGTACCGTATGCAAGTTTGCACTGATGTATATGGCGCTTTGGAATGTTGGTTCTTTTTTAACTGTAAGCATAAATGGCTCCTAAAAAAATAGAAGCCATATCTCTATGGCGGAATAATGTTCTAGCGGAGAATTAATCATAGTCTTTATTATCTGGCGTTGCAACCAGTGCCACCACCTCAATCGCCTCAACCCTGAACCGCTCCAACACAGCCGCCGGTACTTCTTCTGGCGGCGTGGTGGTTATCATGGTGAAGGGGTCGTAACATGGTAGTGTTATTTTGTAGGATTGCATCTTATCCGCGATACAGCTCAATCAACTGCTGCAAGCGCTCATGCTGAATGTCAAGACCGCAAATAATTTCCATCGCCTCAACAAAGTGTTTTTTGCTAAACCCAACATCGGCCGCTGCGACTTTCTTTTTGCCGGCCGCTTTTGCATCTGTAACGGCTTTCTCAAGTTTTTCAGGTGCATCAGCGCCAGACTTGCGGATTTCATTGACAACCACTGATGCGCCAATTTGACCTTCCTGAACAGCTGAAATAACAGCGTCGCCAGCTGTAAGCAGCAACAGGTGAGAATCAACATCTGCGCGGCTGCGCTTGACCTTCTCTGCGATTTCAGCAGTATCAAGGCCAAACCCTTTTAACCGCTGGTATGCTCGCGCACGCTCTACGGCTGTAAGGTTTTTACCTTGGCTTGATGTGATCATCATCGCCACTACATCAGCATCTGTGCCGTGGAAATCCTTGCACTCCAACCGTGTTACACCGGCCAATTTTGCCGCCTCAAAACGGTGGTGGCCGTCGATAACCTTAAAGCCTTCTGGCGTTGTCTTGCCGACGATTGCAGGGATTGGCTGGCCGGATTCAAAAGCCAGACGCAAAGATTCAATGTGCTCCTGGTCAAGCTCGCGGACGTTAAACCCTTGCTCGATGTAAATTAGGTTGATATCAACCAGAAATGTTTTGTTTACCTTAATCCCGCAGTCTTTGCCGCCTTTCTCGTAGCTGCTACCCAGTGTTGTACCTTTAAACATTGTGTTTTCTCCGTTGTTAACCAAACTCATTAAACCACACCACACATGGCGGCGTGGTCAGACCAGACGTTTTACAATCATTTTTTCAACGCAAGCATTAAGTCGCGTTGCGTTTTTGCCTTATCTGTCAAAACCGAAATGACCCTTGTATCAATAGTCGATTCTGAGCAGATGTGTATGATTCGCACCGGTTTTGTTTGCCCCTGGCGGTAAAGCCTACCGTTGAATTGTTCGTAAAGCTCAAGCGACCAGTTCAGGCCGAACCATACAATGACGCTGCCACCTTTCTGCAAGTTGAGACCATGTCCCGCGCTTGCGGGATGCGCCAACAGCATTTTGATTTGTCCGGCGTTCCAACGGTCAATTGTTTCTGGGTTTTTGTCCAATACAACAGCGTCTGGAAACTTAGCGGTCAAGCGTTCCAAGTCGCTTTTGTAGTTGTAGGCGATTAGCAAGTTTTCATTCGGGTTATCTTCAACCAAGTCGGCAAGCGCTTCGATTTTGGCCTTGTGTATTTCTACCCAGTTTTTGTGTTCGTCAACGTACATTGCGCCGTTTGCGAATTGCAGTAGTTTGTTTGCAAGTACTGCTGCGCTTTGCGCTTCGATGTCGTGATCACCAATTTCCAAAAACAACTGGTTTTCAAAATCATCGTATGTGGCAAGCGCTTTTTTATCGAGCTGAACCGACAATACTGATGGAACGTAATCAGGCATATCTAAATAGTCCTCGGCCTTCATCGATAACGTATATTCAGAAAGAAGCGCTTGTATTTTCTCGTTTGCACCTTCTCGCGGTGAAAATTTATAACCCATGTAATCGGATTCAAAAAAGCGTTGTTTGTAACCCGTCATCGTCTTACCAAGCGCTGCGCCAAAATCAACAAGGTAAGCTTGCGCCCACAAATCAAGCAAGCCGTTCGGTGAAGGTGTGCCGGTCAACATAACCAAATGGCTTGTTTGAGGCAATATCCGTTTGAGTGATTTAAAACGCTGGCTAGAAGCGCTTTTAAAGCTACTTGCTTCGTCGATGATCACGCAGTCAAACGGCCAACGCTTCTGATACAAGTTGCACAGCCAAGAAACGTTTTCGCGGTTGATAACGTACACGTCAGCTTGCGCCTGTAGCGCTTGCATACGCGATTTTTCGCTACCTGTGCAAACAGATACGATTAAGTGATTTAAATGCGCCCAGTTTCGCGCCTCTTGCTTCCAAACGCTATTGGCAACACGTAGCGGTGCGATCACCAAAACGCGACTTACAGAAAAGCTGTCGAGCAAATCTGTAATTGCTGTCAGGGTCGTTACCGATTTACCAAGACCTAAATCAAGCCAAAGCTGACAACGCTTTTTGTCAATAATGAAATTGACAGCTTTGCGTTGATATTCGTGCAGGTTATCCCGTGAAAGCATTGATAAAATCCTCTAGGTTATCTACTACATGCACGATTGCGCCTTGTTCGCGCATTTTATTAATAACGCGCTGTTGCAATGGTCTTAGAGTTTCGCCAGTAGCTTTAAACTCAACAAACCTGACCGCGCCATTTTTTATAAATAACCTATCGGGGACGCCAGCTTGCGAAGGGCTTACAAATTTATAAACCAACCAGCCCTGCGCTTTAGCCCACTGACAGCACTTGCGCTCGATTAAAGATTCACGCATTTTTCAACACCTTTTTCCAGACAAAGCCCATGTAAGATTTTTTATACCCGTTGCAAACTGAATATATGTTTTGCCATTTATAGGAAGGGTTTTCTTCCAATATGGCGGCAACATCCGACCATACTCTGATAAGTTCTCCCGATTTTGTGTATTGCTCAAAATCGTATTTGAGCTTTTTCAACCTGACTTTTTCAGCCATTTGAGATTTTAACCGCTCGTCTTTCCACATCCGTTTTGAAGCGTCCGATATTTTCTTGCGCCATTCGTCCCCGTAAATGCCGCCAGACAAATGTCTATTTTTGGCTGTTTCTGACATGCTACTTTTCATTTCTTTTGTCCAATTATTGCCGTGATTCGGATTGCCTTTGCCTTTAAAATTTATTGAGATTATTTGCTTGGTTTCATCGTGAACAAAACATCTAGTAGAGCTATCTGATCGCAAATTGTAACCGTGTGTTCTGGACAAAGTGTTCAATTCTGTCATCCAGAAAAGCTCTCGCTCAGACAAAAGAGATTCGTCAAGGTGATCAAAAGATTCAATTATTTCAAATATGAAGTTTTCTATGCCGTATTTTTTGACAGCGTTATACAAATGTCTGTTGCAGGACAAATTGCGGTTATCGAGACGCAGAGCATATAAATGGTAGTTTTTTCTGTTGGCTAAATTTTTTGTTTTGCCAATATACCTTTTACCGTCAATCGTGTTTGTTATGGAATATATGCAAATCATAGTAGTTACCAGTTATTACCCATCAATAAGGGTAATAACTGGTAACTTTTTAGTCAAGCACCAAGAAGTTTTAAATGCTCTTTGGCTTCTTTGATGTATTTCCCATAATCAACGTCATGTGGGAAAGTGGTGGGCAATACCATCAGCGGTTTAGCACCGTCTGATTTTGGGACTTTGTTTGTGTTTTTGGCGTATCTGATGCACTCGTCAGAATTTACCGATTTGGAATAATAAAAACGAACAGCTTTTCCGAGGTATTGTTCTCGCCACATAGCGCCTCCAGTTACTTTTCTGACGCTAACAAACCTTGTTATGTCTGTGCAATTTGTTATGGTGTCTTCGATTGGTGTACCGTTGCTTAAGAAATTTGCACAAGCGTCGTAAACAATCATCAGGTCGGGGTTTTTTGCTAAGCTGAATCCACCGTAAGCGCCTTTTCTTTTTACAGAACCACATGGCTTTACAGCAATGTAATTATTAACATCCCTACTGTAGATGGCTTTGTAGTCTGTCCTTTCAAGCTCGTAGCTGGTTGTTAGCATCCAATCGAATGCAATGTTCAACATTTCATCTTCTTGGCGCTTTTTCATGTGAAGGACTACGCCGTCAGTGTTGGCGCTAACAACTTTTATCCCTGCCAATTCCATCGACTCGATAAGCATCAGTAGGGCAAGTTGACCAGTTATTGTTGTTTGTATCATCAAGTCCGGCGCATATAGCGCCGACCATTTAGAACCCAATTTCCCAAAAGACCCGTTTGTCGCTATCTTAAGTGAGTCGGAAGTCACTTTATCCCCAGAGCGCTTGGCCTTCAATCTACGATCAACAATTGATTGATAAACCTTTAGAAACGGCTCACCCATTGATTTAGGCGCAAGGTTTTGCTGCAAAATAATGTTCGGATAATAGCCTGCAACATCTTGCTCCATTAATAACTCATCGTCTTTGCAAATGACGGCTTGCGATTTCTCGCAGCTATGCAAGCCGCCAATCCCTAAGCTGTACTGAGTGTCACCAATCTTGATTTGCGCCTTTGCAAGCTCGTCTGGCATCTTTACAGAACCGTTGTCGGCCAATCGGAAAGGAATGGTTGTGACCAGCTTAAAGATGTCTTGCAGTTGTTTGGTTTGAAAGCTGATGATTTTTGGATCTAAGTAACGAAAAACCGTCGAATCATCAATATCCGGCTTGCGGTACTCGCGCCCCGTCATCTTGTGCAGTTCTGACTTAATCACAGCCTCTGCAATCTGTGCGTCAGACTTGCTGCGAAGGTCAACGCCGTATTGCTGAGACATCTGGCAGCGCAGGTCGATTTGCTTTTCAAGCGACTTATACAGCAACCATGTTGTCTGCAAATCGTTTACGCAATAGTCGCGCAACTCTTTGCGTTGCTCAGCTGTGATTTTAGCGTCTGGCTCAATCGGTAAATCTTGAACGGTTGGGGCGTGAAGTCTTGCGCCGTAAATCTTCAGACTGCTTTGCCCTGGCGCAACTTCAATAATGTCGATGTGATCCCAATTCTCAGGAATACGAACATCATGCTTTCTGAAAATCTGCCACGATGAAAGATTGCTTTTAATAATATCGTCGCACAGCTTTTTGATTGATAAATTAGACCAACCGCAAAGCGCAGCGTAGATAATGCCAAGGTCAAACGAGTTGCCGTTAAAGCTGATTGTCGTACAGGTAGCCATTAAAGATTTGACAGACTTAATATCAAAGTCTTGACCGTCAAACTTTTCAAAGTGCCAGATTTTATTTGTTGCAGGTTCAAAAGCGGATAAAAGCAGGTAATTAGAATAGACCTCGCAGTCTATGACGATTTGTTTTTTCATGGGAGTAGCCCGTATTTATAAATAAAAAGCGCCCCGAAGGGCGCAGCAACGTTGACGATTAGAATTCCTCGTCGTCACCAAAAGCATCGAACGCATCGGCAGAAATACCGCCGTCACCAAACGGCTCACCATCGCGCACAAACTGAACGCCGTCAAGTTGAGCGTTTACACGTTTGCCAAACTGATTGTTCTGGCCCCACAAAGTCACAATGGCGTTCACGTAGCAGCCAGCGTAAACAATGTTGTCATCTTCAGTAATTGGCGATTTGTCGCGGTCAATGACCAACGGGCGTTTCTTGGTTGACGCCTTGATCGTCATTTTACCTTCGTACTCAGGCCGACCCATATCATCACCGTCTTTCAGACAAACTTTGTCTGATGCGACTTTGGATTTGATTTCGTCTTTCTGAATACGCGCAATCTCCGCTTCGATTTGAGCAATCGCGTCGGCGTGTTCTCTCTTGTCCAGAATAAAGGTTGCTTCATATTTGCCGGTAGATTCGCCGCCAAAAGCAGCTTGTTGAAACAATGACGGGAAAGACAGGCGAACGGATTGCAGTTTAACTTTTGACATTTTAAATTCTCGCGTTTTAAGTTTAAGTTGATTGTCATTACTGACGGTTTTAAGCATAGCTTAACTGGTTAATCTGTGCAAGCATCAAAATCAGAAATATTTGCGCCGATTGGTGGGCGCTTATCGGATTCGGGAGCAAGCGTCGGTTTTCCTTGCGGCTTTGTTACCAGTTCGACCAGTAAACCTGCTTGTTTTTTACCAAGCAGCTTTTCGGCCTGCGCAACGCTGATAAAGGTTTTTTTGTAGATTTCCGATTCATCAAAGCGCTCAGATAGTGTTTGTTCTGCTTGCGCCTCGTCAATCCACTGGCGAACGCTACGACCTTCAACCAGCTTATAGCCGCCGATTTGTTTGCCGTCCAAAATCTGTTCCGTTGCGTATTGCTCAACAGACGCCAGCCAGCTTTCAATCAACTTGCGATTGTCAAGCGCAAGTTTTAATTGTTGTTCGCTAAGTAAATTGAGCTTTGGCAACGAATCGATTTCGATGACTTCAAACGATTGTAGTAGAGTTTGTTGCGTCAGCTCGTAGAGTGCTGGACAAGTCGCTTTTGCTTTGCACCATTGGCATTGTTTTTCACCTGGTACGCGCTCGGCGTTTGGATCACAAGCCAAGTTTGCCCGTTCTTTGATGTAATCACCAAAACTTTGCAGGTCGGAAATTGATATTTCCCATTCGCTGATGTGGTCAAGTCTTGGTTGCACGATGGCGATAAACACTGTTTCGACATCAATTAAAAACCCCATGTCGTTAATTGCACCAAGCGCATACAGTTGCGCCTGGTAGTTCTGCTCAGCATCAACGCGAACGCCTTTGCCGTACTTCAAATCGATAACGCGCAGCGTTTTTGATTTCGCGTCAATCACAATCGCATCAGACGTACCAAAACCATCCGGCACCCACGGCCCGAAATCAACTTGTTGCTCGTAGAAGTGTTCGCCGCTAAACGAACAAACGTAATCGACATACTGTTGCACGTACTCGCACATTTCGGCATCGACTTGGCGACCTTCAAACGTCATTCCCTCGCACGACGCGCAGCTGACGCCATTGTTTAGACAGTATTCGGCCAGCGCGTGCGCTGTTGTGCCTTCGACCGCAAAGTTGCTACCTTTGTCCGTAAAACCTTCTTCAGCCTTGACGCTACCAGGGCAACGCGCCCAGCGGTCAGAGCCGGACGCGCTCAAACGCGCATGAGCAGCCATTACAGCTGCCCCAGTTTCTGCGCAAACGCCACCAAGTCTTGCTCGGATAAGTCGGCAATCTTTGACGCTTTGAACTCTGACAACAATGTTTTGATTTTGGCTTTGTTGGCCGGATCACGACGGCTTAACGATAAGCAAGACGCCTGAACATCATCGGCGTTGACGGTCTTCGTCGGCACTGCTTCTTCAGTCGTTACCGCTTCAACTGGTGCGGTTGTTGGTGCAACTTCAACGACTTGTTGCACTGGCGCAGATACTGGCTGTAACGCCGCCTCAAGGTTTTTATTTAAACGGTCAATCGCTTGTGTAAGAAGTTCGATTTTAGATTCTAAAGACATTTTCATTTCTCGCGTTTAGGTTGATTGGCATTGTAGTTTTAAGCTACACTTCAATTTTAAGCACAACTTAATAAGAGGTCAACATGCTGAACGATGTATTTATTCATTTCGGAAGTCAAAGCGAGCTGGCGCGAAAGCTTGGGATTAGTGCGGCGGCAATTACTCAGTGGTTGGTTGAAGGTGTCCCGCCAGCCAGAGCCATTGAGATTGAAAAATTGAGCGGCGGAAAGTTTAAAGCCGTCGATTTGGTTGGAGCAACTAAAGATGCAAGATAAGGTTATTTTCCCACTTACTGATAAAAAAGCGCCAGCCGTTCCGGAAAATACGGATTGGCGAGAATATACCGGCGAGGTTAAAACAAAACTTGTCGGCGTGATGATACCGAAAGGCGTTATTGTTTTTGACCTTGACACGTATAAAGGCGTGACGGTTGAAGAAGTTGAAGCGGCTTTTGGCTGCGAAATCGATTGGCCTGCTGCCGAATTACAAAAGACGCGAAGCGGTGGCGTACATTACGCTTTTCGTGTACCGGTCGAATTAGAATTGACCAACGGCACGAACGTTTGCGGCGTCAAACACTTTGATACTCGTGCCAGCTTTAAAGGCTACATTGCCACCGGCGAAGGGTACGAGAATTTGACGTTTGCCGATTCGGTTGTTGACGCTTTGCATGATTTGGCTATGTGGCCAGAATTGCCGCAAGTGGCGCTTGATAAGCTGGTCGGCGGTTCGGTAACGGAGCCGTTTGATTTGCTCGAAGTTATTGCAGCGCAGCCGCTTGACATTGCATGGTCGGACGTCGAAACCTTTGTTCGCAAATTAACGCCTGAACAGGCCGAATCTTCAGACACATGGTTGAAAGTTATGATGGCGATTTATCATCAATCGCAAGGTTCTGAAGAAGGTTGGCAGCTGTTTGACGAGTTTAGTCAGTTATCTCCCAGTAACTACGATAAATCCCGTAACCGCAAGCGCTGGGAAAGTATGGCGCGAAGCAAGAAAAGTAATCCGGTCACTTTTGCCAGCGTGATTGAAATGGTCGGAGGTTACGCAGTCGTTGAGCAAGAGCGCGTTGTTGGCGTGATGGATTCTATTCGAGACGCGCAAACAAAAGACGAAATTGAATCTGTTATTGCTGAGATCGCAAAGTGCAAGCTAACCGAAATCGATTCGACTTTGGCAGTAAAGCTGTTGATTAAACAGTTCAATACTGTGCTTGGCGAGAAGTTGAGTGAGTCGCAGGTAAAGCGTTTGATCCGCATGGCCAAACCAAAACAAACCGCAGAGTTTTATGACGACTACGTTTTTTTGACGCAAGTTGCCGAATACATGGACAAGACCACAAAAGTCACAATGGGACCAAGAGCGTTCGATGTGTTGCACGGTCGAGACACGCCAACTGATGCGGACGGAAACCCGCAAAGCGCAACGACGTATGTGAACAATAAAATTGAGTGCGTACATACCGGCATGTACGCCCCAATGTTCGACGAGTTTTTTACCTATGACGGCGTAAAATATTTTAACACGTACAAACCAAACCCACTACGCAGAAAAGATTGCACAGGCTCAAAAACTGTTGAAATGGTCAAGCAGCACATCGCGCATTTGCTGCCAGATGAAAGCGAACAGCAACTGGTTATTAATTATCTGGCCCATAACGTACAACACCCAGGTAAAAAGATTCAGTGGGCGATTATCCTGCAAGGGGTGCAGGGGGACGGCAAAAGCTTTTTTGCTGAGTTGATGGCGAAACTGCTAGGTTCGACCAACTGCCGAACCATTAGCGTCGAATCGCTTGACGAGAAGTTTACCGCATGGGCCGAAGGTAGTTGTATGGTATTCATTGAAGAATTGAAGCTGGACAATTACCGCAAATACGAAACGCTTAACAAGCTAAAGCCATATATCACAAACCCAACGGTAAGCGTCAGGAAAATGCGCACAGATGCCTATGAGGCCGTCAACACGACCAACTATTTTGCACTAACAAACTTTAAAGACGCTTTACCAATCGATGAAAACGACCGGCGTTATTGCGTGTTGTTTTCGCAATGGCAAAGCGCCGAAGCGCTCAACGCATGGAAAGCCGGTAATCACAACTATTACCCAAAACTATACGAGGCTATGCGCAGTCATCCTGGCGAGCTTTTAGACTGGTTAATGTCGCACCAGATACCGCAAGATTTTATAGAAATGACTGTCGCCCCGCGAACAAAGGCGAAAAATACAATGGTAGAGATGGCGAAATCTGCCGACTATTTGCTAGTAGAGGATGCGCTGGCCGAGTTTGAGTGCGAGGATATTTCAAACCATGTGATCAACGTGACAAAGCTAACAAAGAAAGTTTCTGAAAGTTTGACCTTTGGAAACGAGTATAAAGATTTTCCTAAAACAAGCAGATTGTCGAATATCTTGCTTCAGATGGGTTATCACAACATCGGAAGGTACAAAGACGATGAAAAGAAAAACCAGCTAATTTACTGCAAGGACGACAAAGAGAAGGCCATAAACTTTAAACCGGTTCCTTTTTAATCCGAAGCCCCGAAAGGGGCTTTTTATTTGAACCCTAAGTCACTTAGGGTTTTCCCTAAGTTTAAAAAAACTTAGGGTTTGCTTTAAATGTTTGATTTTATTCATATTTTTTATTATTTACCCTAAGTCCCTAAGTATATTGAAGTTAGTAAAAGGGAGAGAAATATATAAAAAAGATTTTTTATACACATATGAAAATTTATTCCCCCGTTAGATGCAGGTCGGGGTCAAACTTAGGGATGTGGTGTGTCAAAAGTGCTATAAATGCATGAATTTAAAAGAGAAAAAGCGTTCCCTGAGTGTATTTAAAAGTCAGGGTTTTCCCTAAGTTGTTTTTATGCTTTTTATTCTTATTGCGTTATTTATATTTTTATAGTATTATTGCGACTCTGTTTTTAAATTTGAGATGTGACCATGATTGTTTATCCAAACACTGAAAAAAATACTCCTTACAGGGCTGGTTCTAAAAAAGCAACAATTTTTAATTTGATCACTTCGATTGAACCTGGCGAATCGTTGACCGTCGAAAAATTCGATTTTGGTTTCGGCCAATACTTAGCTTTTGATGGGGTTCAACGAACAATTTCTGAAATTTGCTCAGCGCAGAAACATATGCAAATTTTAGTTAAAACCAAAGTAATAGATTCAAAACTGGTCATTTATCGCGTTGAGTGATGTCAGCAGCAACCCGCTGGTCAGACCACCCCCGCATGAAACCGGTGTTATGATTGGTTTATCAACAACGAGGACTAACCAATGGACTATAAACTACACGACCACCAAGCCGACCGCGACGCAGCCTACGATATGGCGCTTGACGCAATGCGCGAACAAACGCACGTGACCGGATACGAGCTGTTTGAGCAGCTACCGTTTCTGACCGATGCGCAGTTGCTGCAGTTTTGCGACGTGGTGGCGGCAACAGAAGAACCGGTTGTGCGCAACATGGTACGGCTGGTTTGCGGGGATATTATTGCGCGGAAGGCTAGGCAGGCTATGGAGATGAAGAAATGAGTGATTTTGATATGCCGCAGGCATTCCAGAGAAAAACACGCACAGCAAAAAAGCAACACACCTGCTGCGAGTGCCGAAAAGCAATCAGTTCCGGTGACAAATACGAGCACTCAAGCGGCGTGTGGGATGGCAAGCCAGATAGCTTTAAAACCTGTTTGTCATGCGTCGAGATTCGGGATGAATACACTGCATCAACTGGTGAGCCAACAGCATTTGGCGAACTTGGCAGTACCATTCACGAGACTTTTTACCGTGGCTTCGGTCCGCGCGAATATGCTGAGCAGTTAGGCATTTCTCTGGAGCGAATAATGGTGTTTTTCCCTGATTTCTACGATGACGAGAATTTGGAGCCGCAACCATGACCACCTGGCAACCAATGCGGTCAGTCATTGACTGCGACCTGAAGCAGCTTGCTGACGTTATGCCGTACAGCGCAAGCCTGCTTTGCATGTACGCTAATCAGGCGGTTTGTTTTGCGGATGCGGCGATTTTGGAGGCGATGGCGGATGAAGAGTAAACAACAGCAAGCCGAAGCGCTATGGCAAGCTGGACACCGCAACTACGCGCAGATTGGCAGGATGGTCGGTGCGTCAACTGAATCGGTGTGGTTTTGGCTTGGCTGCAAACACGACGCCGACCAATGGGAGCAAGACCGCCAGCGTCATGCGGCGTTTTTTGGTGGCATGAGTCCCGCCTCAGAATACCGCCAGCATGCACAGCGGCGGCGTGAGTTGAATGAGAAACTAGAAGGGGAGTGTATATGAACGAGCAAATGAGAGTTGAATTCGAAAAAGCCTACACAGAAGCAGCGCATCGCGGAGGATGGGAGCCTGATTTTAGAGTAAAACGTGGAGACTATATGCAACCAGGCGTTTATTGGGCTTGGTGGGCATGGCAAGCCTCCCGCCAAGCGCTGGTGGTAAACCTACCAATCAGCGTTTGCAGAACTCATGTGTTTGAGCTGCCGCATACAAGCGAGGTCGGCATGGAGCATGATGAGTATTACGAGATTGACGACGTGAAGAAGTCGCTTGAAGCGGCGGGGGTTAAGTACAAATGACTAACGACATGGAGTTAGCGTTATTTGAGCGTTGGTATACAGGAAACCAGCACCCGCAGCAGGCTTATCGGTACGGCCTGCACTTAAACCAGATATACCTGATGGGCCAGACGCTTTACCGTGTCAACCCGCAAGGTGAATATGCGTTGTACTACAACAACAGGGCTTGGCGGGAATCTGCCAAGGTTACGAACAAAGAGTTAGTCGGAATGGAGCGCTTGTAGATGGTGAGTTTACACAAAACACTGCTAGACAAATGCAAGTACAGCCGCATCACGCTGGCTGATTTGAAACCGAACAGTCGAGCTATTGCGCAACGCTTGCTGGCTGATGGGGAGTTGTATGTTGATGATAAGGGTTTTCTTCGGAGTAATTCAAAATGAGTAAAGTAGATTGGTCTAAAGCGCCACCACGCGCAGTATGTTATGCAAACGAGCTTTTCTGGGAGCACGACAAAGACACTGGCAAAATGCGGTTTTTCGTCTCAGATGATGTATCTCGATATCATGGCTCCGACATGATTGAGATAAGTTCATACAAAGATTTTGAAACAAGGTCTTTGGACTGGCCCTCAGAACAGCGCATCGACATTGTCGGCACTAACGGCGGCGACGGGGCGCATTATAACGCACCAGAACGCACCACAAGCGACGAAATAGCAAAACCGGTGTCAGCGGCTGACTTTTTATCAGAAGGCCTTAAAACGCTTTCTGAGCGCGGAAAGCAGTACGACCCAAGCGGCAAGAAAGAATTGTCGTTTAACCAGGTGGCTGAGGCGTTTAATGCTGTAACTGGCAAATCAATCACCGGTGCAGATATTTGCCTGATGTTGGTTATGCTGAAAATTGTTCGGCAGAACGCAACGGAAGGCTTTCATATGGATAGCGCAGTGGATGGGGTTAACTATATGGCACTTTGGGCTGAGCTTTTGGCCGCTGGTCCAACCACTAACTAAACAAAACCGCGCTATAGTGGCGCGGTGTTAACAACAACGGAGAACCACAATGAAGAAAATCTTATTAGCAGCAGTATTCACCGTCGGCACCGCACTAGCTGACGCACCGATTGAATCAGACGCTATCGGCGTTGACCAGCATCACCCTGAGTTAGTGCAGGCGCTGACTACATTGGTCCAGCTGAACGGCTATCGCTGCGATTCGGTTAGCGCTGTCATTAAGTACGTTTGGGGTAACGGCTACACACTGAACTGTAATCAATTCCGGTATACTTACGAAATTAAGGATGTCGGCGGGCGGTGGCAGGTGGAGGTTGGGCAATGAAACGCAAACCCCACAACGCCGTCAAACGTTTAATCACACAAAGCAAAATCGCCGTGCGTGACCTGGCGCTGATTATGACGTTTGCAGACAAGTACGTTGAACTGGTTAAGCAGAAATCCGGCAAGCCAGTACAAATCGGCCAAAGCGTTGCGTCTGCGCTGGACAGGACCGCTTTTGATTGGTTTGTTGTGCTGGTGGTTTACTGCTTGGAGCGAAACGGCAAACAGAAGCTAGTCATGCAACCGCTGCGCCTGAAAGCTGCTTACAAGCACAGCGATTTGACTGAATACCTGAAATCCGAGCATCAGCGCATCATTGACGAGTGCGCACAGAAGATGGGCGTTATCAATGCTGGCTTTGGCGCTATCCCCGTGCCGTATGGTGATGAGGAAGAAATGGAGCGGGATTTGCTGAAACTATTGGATGATGAAAAGCATTGGGCTTATCGTGGGGAGGTTGCGGCGTGAAGATTAGGATTAAGTGGGCGAATACAATTACGTTGCAGGTTATATTTGGCAGCAATCTTGATTACCCTCAACGGTGTGCGCTGTATGACTACATCGACGAGTTGCGTCAGCAGGCTAAATGGGATACAATCAAATGCGTTAGTCCTACTCCCCGTTGTTGATTTTAAGCCCTGT